TATTCCTCGTCATCGGGTGAGCCTCCGGCCTGTATCGCAATGCGCCCCAGCTCAATTAAGCCGACGCAACTGTGATAAGAACCACTGAAGGCTACCGTAAGATCTTCAGTTTGTCTAGTTCTCTGAGCAGATCCGAGAACGACAAGCTCGTCGAACCGTTTTTGCAGTTCTTTGATCATCTCGTCACTAGGTACGAATTGTAAGTCAGTCACGAGGCAGCCCTTTTGGTTGATATTAGCCGAGACTTAATCGACTCACGCATTGCAGACCCCGGCGGATACTTTTGGATACGTGAAAGCAGTATAGCTTGAATGCGCTTATCAATCAAAAACTCAGCAAGCTCTTCAGATATCAACGCGGCTTGAGGCCCGTAAGCGTTCCAAATAAAAACGACCCTATTTAAGGCCGTTCTCCTGTTAGAGACAGAGCATCTGCCCCCAAACACTTCGTACATTTTCTCAATGACGCACCGGCTAGTTGACTCCACCCTGAGGTGAGGCCCTCCTTTGTACATGAAGCAACCTTCGCCGTCCACGAGTCCCGCTAAGTACGCAACATCAATGCGTCTCTGCCCAGTTGCTTCCAATGCTGTACTCCCCGGTCAACGGACACCTAAACCCTAGCTCCTCACCGGCCTGCTCCATTGCCCGGACAGCGGCTCTACCCGCAGCCTGAGCGTAGTCGTACCTAGCTTCTAGCTGGATTTCATCATGAATATGGGCGACTTGCTTGACCTTGTCAAGGTCTCCCATGTTCTCTGTCCTCAATATAGAGTGCAGCAAGCACGTCGCTTTCTTCATCGCAATCGACCCGGCTGACTGAAGCAGCAGGTTCAACGCGCTGTGCTTTGACCTGACCCTGAGGGTTCGGCCATCGATCGCTTTCAGTACCCCCAGCTTGTCCGCCCTGAACTCGACAGCGTCCTTCAGCTTCTTAAGCGCAGGCATTCGGTTCAAGAAGACGGTCTTCAGGTGACTCCCGTCACGGGCCGTTCCTCCCACGATCTTCCCAATGCGGGCCGCCCCCGCGCCATACAGAAGGGCGTACACGAAGACTTTCGCTTGGTCTCTGTTGTCCAGACCTGCCGCCTGCTTATTAATCTCATGGATATCGCCCTCAAGAATCGCATCACGATACAGGCCATCGTCATATCGGAACGTGTAGTGAGCGAGACACCGAAGCTCTAGCCCACTCATATCTGCGCCGACCAACCTGTATCCTTCAGGAGCGCAGAACAAGCTGCGACACTCAAGACCCCAAGGAGCTGACACCCTAGGCACCTGCGCCACGTTCGGCTTGCTATGCGTACACCTAGTGGACACGGCACCGCACGGATTGACGCGGCCATA